CAACGACTACAACTCAACAGGTAAATCCTTTAGGAACGCCTGATCCTACAGCAGAGTTTCCAAGAGAAATATACAAAATTGATAGAAAAGCAACAGAAAACAGAGAAATAGTTACGTTTGAGCTTGCCGCTGTTTTTGATTTAGCTGGTATTCGTGCGCCAAAAAGACAATGTACAAGGACAGATTTCCCTTCAATTGGTAGCTTTATAGTATGACTTGGAAAGAAGAAGCACTTTTACACGCCAAAGACCAAGACCCTAAAGAGTCTTGTGGTCTTTTATTGAATGTAAGAGGTAAAGAAAAATATTATCCTTGTCGTAACCTTTCAATGACAGACCATCAATGCTTTATTCTTGACCCAGAAGATTATGTAAAAGCAGATAATACTGGCGAGATAACAGCTGTTGTACATAGCCACCCTATAACACCTCCTGTTCCTAGTCAGGCAGATAAAATTAGTTGCGAACAAAGCAATCTTCCGTGGCATATTGTTAATCCAAAAACAGAACAATGGGGATATTGTGAACCTTGCGGATATAAACCACCTCTATTGGGTCGGCCTTGGGTATGGGGTGTTACTGATTGTTGGAGTTTAGTAAGAGATTGGTATAAAGAAGAAAAAAATATTGAACTTATAGATTGGGATAGACCCACAACGCCTGAAGATTTTCTTAAAAATCCGATGTTTGAAAAATGTGCTTCTGCAACAGGATTTAAACAATTAACACCTGAAGAAAAAACAATTAATGGAGATTTGTTGTTTATGTCTATTGGATCACTTGGTTTAAATCATGTTGGAATTTTCTTAGATGGTGAAGTATTACATCATTTAACCGATAGACTATCTTGTAGAGAACCTTATACACAATGGTTATTAAAATGCACAGGTGGGAGGTATCGTTATCATGCGTAAACTAAAATTATATGGTGAACTTGCAGAGTTTGTAGGCTATAGAGAGTTTGAAATACAAGTTGATAGTCTTGCAAAAGCAGTTAGTTTTCTTGTCAATAATTTTCCTCAAGTAGAAAAGTATATGAACCCTAAACTTTATCAGGTAAAAGTTGGTAATTATGCGATAGATCAAGAAGAAATTCATCACCCTATAGGACAAGAAGATATACATATTGTTCCTGTTATTAGTGGCGCTGGTAGTTTTGGAAGGGTGCTATTTGGTGGTGCTTTAATTGCTTTAAGTTTTGGTGCATTTGGTGCATTTGGTGCGGGGGCTTTAAGTCTTAAGACTGGTTTTGCTGCTGCTAGTTTCGGTGCAAAAGCAGCTTTTGGAATAGGCGCCGCATTAGTCTTAGGCGGAGTCAGTGAAATGTTGTTCCCTGTTCCTAAACCACAAGAATTTTCTTCAGAACAAGACCCACGAATTTCTTTTGGTTTTTCTGGAACGCAAAATACATCACGAGCAGGTACACCCGTTCCAATAGTTTACGGAGAGATAGTTACAGGATCAGTAGTGATTAGTGGTGCTATTGATACTCAACAGGTACAAAAATGATTAAACCTAATCCAATTCAAGGTTCTGGTGGTAGAAAACCACGCAGGCCACCTCCACCAGTAAGAACTCCTGATACTTTACACAGTCGGCAATTTGCAACATTCCTTGACCTTATTTCTGAGGGGGAGATAGAAGGTTTTGCAACAGCATCAAAAGAAGGGTTGACTCAAGGCACAACCGCTTACGAAAATGCTTCACTTAAAGATATTTTTTTAAACGATACACCAATTTTAAGAGAAACAGCTAGTTCTACTAATCCAGTATCTAGTGATTTCAACTTTCAAGATGTTACTTTACAATCTAAATTTGGCACATCAAATCAAACAAAAATCACTGGAATTGAAAGTAGTTCTTCTGTTATTCCAGTTGGGGTAACTGTAACTCAATCGAGTCCTGTTACAAGGCAAATAACAAATACAAATGTTGATGCGGTAAATGTAACTATTACTGTTCCTGTATTACAAGTAGCAACTGATAAGGGTGATTTATTGGGTTCAACTGTTTCATTAAAAATAAGTGTTCAATATAATTCTGGTGGTTTTACTGATCTTATAACAGATACAATTACTGGTAGAAGTGCTGATGCGTATCAAAAAGATTACAGAATAAATTTTACAGGTTCATTTCCTGTTGATATTAGAGTAACGAGAATTACGGCTGATTCCACAAGTATTCAAACTCAAAATTCATTTAATTGGACAAGTTATGGAGAGATAATAGATGATGCTAATACTTACCCAAATAGTGCTTATACGGCTCTCAGATTGGACTCAATGCAGTTTCAATCAATTCCTACAAGAAAATTCCGTATTCGTGGTATCAAAGTAAGAATCCCCGGCGCTGGTGCCAATAATTCAGGCACTCCAACTGTTGATTCTGCAACTGGCCGAATAGTTTATCCGACAGGATATATTTTTAATGGGGTGATGGGTGCTGCTCAATGGTGTTCATGCCCTGCGATGGTGCTGCTTGATCTTCTCACAGATACCAGATATGGATTTGGAAA